TAAGAGACCAGGCGGGGGAGAAATCCCTCGCCACCGCTGATGTGTCAGGCATCCTCAACGCACCCGCACTTAACCCGCTTCGGCGGGTTTTGTTTTTTCTGGTCGTTCTGGTTTACAATCCATCCGTCAGCCTGAACAACTGGCACCTGCTGCGCCAGCAGAGAAAACAGATGGCGCACGATACCAAATTTTACAATTCGGATAACTCTGCCGCCCCTGCCAGCAGGCACGGGCGGCGTTCTCATGCATTCAAATCTGACTGGTATCAGCACGACCCCTGCACCGAAGAACAGGCTGAATGGCTGATTCAGTGTTACCGCAGGCGCGGATACGAGATTAAGAAAGCCCTCAGCCTCGACTACCGTCACTGGATAATCTCCGTCAGGCTTCCTTACTCCGAACGGCCACCGCGTCCGTCCCGCACATTCCAGCAACGCATCTGGAGGTAACGTGCGGGTATTACTTCGACCTGTTCTGGTACCGGAACTCGGGCTGGTGATCGTTAAGCCGGGCCGTGAATCCATGCCGGTATTCCACAATACCCGGGTACTGGTGGAGCCGGAACCGAAAAGCATGCGTAATCTGCCGTCCGGGGTCGTTCCTGCCGTTCGCCAGCCGCTGGCGGAGGATAAATCATTACTGCCATTTTTCAGCGACGAACGAGTGATTCGTGCTGCTGGTGGCGCTGGCGCATTGTCTGACTGGTTACTGCGCCATGTTAAATCCTGCCAGTGGCCACACGGCGATTATCACCACAGTGAAACCGTCATTCACCGTTATGGTACCGGCGCAATGGTGTTGTGCTGGCACTGCGACAACCAGTTGCGTGACCAGACCTCCGAATCACTTGAGCAACTTGCTCACCGAAACTTGTCAGCATGGATGATTGACGTCATTCGTCACGCAATGAATGGCACACAGGAGCGTGAATTATCGCTGGCTGAATTATCCTGGTGGGCGGCCTGCAATCAGGTGGTGGATGCACTACCTGAGGCAGTAGCGCGTCGTTCGCTGGGATTACCAGCGGAAAAAATCCGCTCCGTATACCGTGAGAGTGACATCGTACCGGGAGAACAGACAGCCACCAGCATACTGAAGCAGCGCACAAAAAATCTTGCGCCGCTGCCTCACGCCCACCAGCAAAACCCGCCACAGGAAAAGACGGTGGTCAGCATTGCCGTTGATCCGGAGTCACCGGCTCAGTATCTCCAGCGCCAGAAATCACAACGGGAAGAGATGCCTGTATACACGCGCTGGGTAAAAACGCAGAAATGCATGACGTGTGGCAATCAGGCAGATGATCCGCATCACATCATTGGTCATGGACTGGGAGGGATGGGAACAAAGGCTGATGATTTGTTTGTTATTCCGCTGTGCCGTAAATGCCATAACGAACTGCACGCCGGGGTAAAAGATTTTGAAGAAAAACACGGCAGCCAGCTGTTGTTGCTGATTCGTTTTTTAATGCACGCGAGAAATTCGGGTGTCCTGAAGTGGAAAGCATGAATGACTGAACGCATAGAATTTGTTTTGCCTTACCCGCCGACGGTGAACACCTACTGGCGACGTCGTGGCAGCACATATTTTGTGTCAAAAGCCGGTGAGCGTTATCGCCGGGATGTGGCACTTATTGTTCGCCAGCAGCGGCTGAAATTAAACCTGTCCGGAAGGCTGGCGATAAAGATTATTGCAGAGCCACCGGATAAGCGCCGCCGCGACCTGGACAATATCCTGAAGGCACCACTGGATGCGCTTACGCATGCCGGACTACTTATAGACGACGAGCAGTTTGATGAAATCAATATTGTGCGCGGTCAGCTCGTTTCTGGTGGGCGGCTGGGCGTGAAGATTTACAAAATTGAAAGTGAGTGAGCATAAATATGATATACCCGGAAATTACAGGCAAAAGCGGTGAGCATTTACGCCTGAAAACGCTGGAAAGTGTCTGGATCCAGGGGAAACTGCGTATGTGGGGGCGTTGGTCGTATATTGGCGACGGTAAGACGGGAAATATGTTCAACCAATTACTGACCTCTAAAAAGCTGACAAAAACGGCAATTAACGAGGCGCTCCGGAGGATGAAAAAAGCGGGTCTGGACAAACCTGAACTTGAGGCTTTTTTGCGGGATATGATCAACGGCAATCAAAAAAGCTGGCTGGCACATTGTACCGATTCAGAGGCGTTAATAATCGACAGGGTTATTGGTGAAGTACTGGCAGGTTATCCCGGGCTGCTCAATGTTCTGAGTCAGCGTTATGTGGGGCGGGGGATGACTAAGCGCAAAATGGCTGAACTGCTGAATGATGCACATCCGGAATGGAGTTTAAGAACCTGTGAAAGACGCATTGAGCATTGGCTAAAGGTGGCAGAATTTATTTTGTACAAACCAATGGTTATGGCTTTTGGTATAGAGAAAAAAGTTATTGCTTTTTGACGTAAAAACTGCTTCAATTCCGATAAGCTTTCGCAAAGCTGTACCGCGAGGCGAATAGCAGACATGGACATTTGAAAGAGCCCGCTTTTTGCGGGTTTTTTTATGACTGAAAAACGGCACGGGGCGTTAAACGCGCTGGTGGTTGCTAATACCGGTCTTTCAACTTGCTGGCTTTTTCGACAAGAGTTATTGGTATGTCACGTTAACCGGAAAATGGAAAAAGACATGCTAAAACAGCAGGATATGACCGAAACCGCCAGAGTGGTGTTTAATGAATTAAGCGTCACCGAACCGGCGACCGCCGGGGAAATTGCGCAGAACACTTATCTTTCACGCGAACGCTGCCAGTTAATACTGACCCAGCTTGTTATGGCGGGTCTGGCAGATTATCAGTTCGGTTGTTACAGACGCCTTCCTCAGTGAAGGCTTTTTTATTTGTGGTAATGGGCGGCTGGTGGGTGTTAGCGGCACCTGCCAGCCATCTGCTCATGCGTTGGGGTCACAAGCAAACCTCAGGCCCATCTGCTTTGCGCAAAAGCGGTATGAGCCTATCAGAGAAGTGCTTATTGATCTATGGCTAATACTGTAAAAATATCCAGTTGTGAGTTAATCAACGCTGATTGCCTGGAATTTATCCAGACCTTACCGGAAAACTCTGTCGATCTGATAGTCACAGACCCGCCATACTTTAAAGTGAAGCCCGAGGGCTGGGATAACCAGTGGAAGGGCGACGATGATTACCTGAAGTGGCTGGACCAGTGTCTGGCGCAGTTCTGGCGGGTGCTGAAACCTGCCGGAAGTCTTTACCTGTTCTGTGGCCATCGCCTGGCATCTGACATTGAAATCATGATGCGTGAACGCTTCAATGTGCTGAACCATATTATCTGGGCGAAGCCGTCCGGACGCTGGAACGGGTGCAACAAGGAAAGCCTGCGGGCGTATTTTCCGGCCACAGAACGCATTCTGTTCGCGGAACATTATCAGGGGCCGTATCGTCCGAAAGATGATGGCGATGAGGCGAAGGGCAGGGCACTGAAACAGCATGTGATGGCCCCGCTGATTTCTTACTTTCGTGATGCGCGTGCTGCTCTTGGGATAACGGCAAAACAGATTGCAGATGCCACAGGAAAGAAAAACATGGTGTCGCACTGGTTCAGTGCCAGTCAGTGGCAGCTACCGAACGAAAGCGATTATCTGAAATTACAGTCGCTGTTTGCCCGGGTGGCAGAAGAGAAACATCAGCGGGGAGAACTGGAAAAGTCCCATTACCAACTGGTCAGCACATACAGTGAGCTGAACCGGCAGTATATGGAACTGCTGAGTGAATATAAGCATCTGCGGCGGTATTTTGGCGTGACGGTGCAGGTGCCGTATACCGATGTGTGGACGCATAAACCGGTGCAGTTCTATCCCGGGAAACATCCGTGCGAAAAACCGGCAGAAATGCTGCAGCAGATAATCAGCGCTAGCAGTCGTCCGGGTGACCTGATTGCAGATTTTTTCATGGGGTCGGGTTCGACAGTGAAAGCGGCACTGGCGCTCGGGCGTCGTGCAATTGGCGTTGAGCTGGAGACTGAACGTTTTGAGCAGACGGTTCGGGAAGTACAGGATTTAGTCAGCCAGAACGGATGATATTGAAGAATTAATTACGCGTCGTTATTATGCGGCTCCCGGCCCTTTAGCTCAGTGGTGAGAGCGAGCGACTCATAATCGCCAGGTCGCTGGTTCAAATCCAGCAAGGGCCACCATCACATACCGCCATTAGCTCATCGGGATAGAGCGCCAGCCTTCGAAGCTGGTTGCGCGGGGTTCAAGTCCCCGATGGCGGTCCATTATCTGCATCATGCGTTGTTAGCTCAGCCGGACAGAGCAATTGCCTTCTAAGCAATCGGTCACTGGTTCGAATCCAGTACAACGCGCCACACTTATTTTCCCTGGCTCGCTTTTGCGGGCTTTTTTTTAAATGTCTCACAATTCAGGCGGTTGACTGTTGTCTGGTTTGCGGGGAGTTTGTTAAAAGAAACTGGCATGGTGAATCCCCCTGTGCGGAGGGGCAATCAGCGAGTAGGTATATGGGATAATCGCGGATTCAGGTGCTGGTACTGAATTCACCGGGAGGCACCCGGCACCATGCAATGGCACATAGCGCCACTCTCCAGCCCCTCTCCGGAGGGGCTTTCTTATGGACAAAAAAAGCCCGCGCAGGGAGACGCGGGCGGCAAGGAATAAACAACAAAACGTGAAGTAATATTTCAGCTGGCGAATAATATCCGACAGTAATCACTCTGCGCAATAGCGCGGCCTTTTTCGTATTGCGGGCTGTTGTCTCTCTTCTGCCATTGTCCTGTAACTTCCGGACTTCAGCCCGCTCCTCATTTTACTCACAATATTATCCCGGCCGGGAGGATTCATGGCATTTAAACACTATGATGTTGTCAGGGCGGCGTCGCCGTCAGACCTTGCGGAAAAGCTGACACACAAACTGAAAGAGGGCTGGCAGCCGTTTGGTAGTCCGGTGGCCATAACCCCTTATACCCTGATGCAGGCGATTGCAGCAGAAGGTGATGTGGTGGTCAGTGGTGCAACTGAGCCGGATTGGTACTACGTCATCGTACTGGCCGGGCAGTCCAATGCTATGGCTTACGGTGAAGGGCTTCCGCTGCCGGATTCATACGATGCTCCGGATCCGCGCATTAAACAGCTGGCGCGCCGCAGTACAGT